AAATCCAATACTGATGCGTGTACTGCACGGAGTCGAGTGCGGTATCAACGAAGTCGGCGTTCTGTGAAAGATATGTTGCAAATGCTAAATTCATGTGCTATCTCCTTTATGTGTTAGTCTGCGATACAAATAAACCGCCCTCAGAGTCCCTGAGAGCGGTCTTTATTCTGCGGTGGTATCATTGGCTACCTCGCTATGTTTGGGAATCTAAATGGGCGTTTAGTTGCCCAATGCAATGATTTAAAGTGTTATATTTAAATGCCCATAACTTCTTTGATTTTTGAATAAACCCTTGGCACATAGAATTTTGCATACCCCGCAATATTGGGGTGTGTGCCATCACCAGTTGTATATGCTTCTTTATACCCTGCATTCAACGATAAACTCGGCATATCATGGTACAAATCTACATACGGGATACCCCACTTCTGAAAAATCTGAATCATAAGCGCATATTCTGTGTTTTTGAAAAAACTTCCATAGGTTGTGGAGTCAATAGTCATTCTGTGTTCAAACACGAATATTATTGGTTTCCCGCTCCATTTTTGTAATGCCGTTTTACATATTCCTTCAAGCGCTCCACAAAATGTTTCGGTGTCTAGTGTGTCCTCATAAGTTGGCGTTATACTTCCCCAATATCCAGCACGAGCATGATACTCAAGGTCGTTGATGCCACCAGATATAATAACTATATCAGCGTCAGCATCCATCAATGCGATAGTGTCATATATGCAACCTCTTGCGTTGCCCTGTCCATCAACTTGGTTTTGCGCAAACACAGCCCCCCAAATTGCCTTATTATTAACAGTCATGCCGTGCGCCTGCGCAATTTGATCTACATAGCTATGTCCTGGATAACTATGTGTAGCTGCCGTAATGCTGTCACCCGTGCAGGTAATTTTCTTGCCATATAACGGGTCTGTTTCAAGTGCAGTTATGCGGGCTACATTATTATCAACCTTGCTGTATCTGACTGTAACGATTTGACCTGCTATAGTGTTGTTCATGGAAGCTTCCATATACTTGGCTGTACTTGGAATTTCCGCATACCCCGAATAATTTGTATCCCCATATGCAGGTGCAGTAGTTGCTATTACTGTGCCAACAATCTGCATACTTGCATCAAAGAACAATATTGTAGGGATGGTTATATTTCTATAAGCATTATAATAAATATCTTTAATGCCACTTTGAACAGAAATAATCCCCGTCGTGGACAGATTGGACGCAGTTTGAAGCCTGCCGTTACTGTCATAGTATTTGCCAACTACCGCCAATCCATCAGTAGGGATATAATTTGTTACGTTATACGCATCAGCATACAGTTCGGCAAAATGGTCTTTTGTTTCTTTTATGTCTGCTTTTGTTTCAAGCATCAACCCCCAATCTGCTTCAAGTTTTGGCTTTGAAGCAGTTGTGTTTTCTGTAAACCGAATATAATATGCACCATTAGGAACAGTTATCTCCGTCCGTGTTGCTACATCGTATGTTCCACCAGAATTTGCAATGAATGTTTTTGATTTGTCATAAAACGCATATCCATATGTGCTGTTTGTAAAATAAGGCGTTAAATAGATTTTTGACAAACCATATACAGGATATTCATACGAATTGTAATAACTTGAAGCGACATATTTGCCATCAGATGCACGAACAAACAAACCTGTTTTAACAGACCAATCAATAAAAGCATTAACCTCATTTAAATCTGTCTTTAAATCCCCTAAACGGCCATTTGTTTGAGCGAGCCCTTCCGCGTTTTCATCGATAGCCGCTTGAACATTTGTGGCACTGAGGCCAGAATTGGTATTGCTATAAGGAATGTTGCTGGCCGTTTTATTATTTAAAGCCTGCACTTGTGCCCTTACCGCAGCACCTGCTGTGGAATATATCGTGCCATCTGCTCCGACCCTCACATCAACGAGTTCAGAATCATGGACCATTTTACGACCGACAATCTTACTGATACCAAAAACTCCGACAAACTGAGACTTGTTAGCCTGAGTAATAGCCTCGGCATGATTACTAGTATCGTACCAGTAGGCGTAAGACTCGGCGATTGTGAGAGTAGTACCGACGATTTGGAGGCGATACTCTACAGCCCTAAATTTCGCCACGTTGCCAGAGCCGACATTTATACTCCTTACAGCATAACCGTTCTGATCCAAGTTTTCGTCGACCGGGATAGTCGTAATACTGTCCAGGTCCTTATTAAAACTGTAAATATCAAGATAGTCATAATCGGCGGCCCGATATCTGAGCGTAACCGTTGTATCTTTGCCCAGGATACCGTTACCGTCGCCGTCCTCGGTCATATCCCAGAGTACCGTTGATGTATTGTAATTACCGTCCTGTTCTGCTATAAACGTATTCATCCTTGCAGTCAACGTATTTATAGCATTTGTGGTATCTTCGGTTACGCCTTCAATGCCACTTTCGAGTTCAGCTTGCAGATTGTTAATACTGGATTGAAGTTCAGCTTGCAGGCCATCGATGCCAGCATCGATTTCAGTTGCAGACGCTCTGATCTCATTCAGCAACTGCTGGAACACTGTTTCTGCTTCCGTAGGAACTTCGATGCCATCATCAACTACGGTCCGCTGAGTAAGAGTAATAAATTTTGCAGATATAACTTTTTCGCTGCTACCATTTGTGAAAACGATGTTTGCAACACCTTTGCCGTTTATATCGGTCATATCCGATTCGACAGGCATGACCACATATCTTCTTGAGCCATCTATTTCACATATGTGCTCATAATAACCACCGTTCGATTTCAGCCCAGATACAAAAGCAGAAACACCAGATGGGATTGCATACGATATGCCTCGATTTAAAATACGAAATCGGATTTGCCTGCCGTTTTCAAACTGAGACATATACACAACCGGATAATTGCCTTGTGGCGTAATATCCAGCTTGTAATTGTCAGTTACAAAACTAGCCATCCTCCTATTACCTCCTACATAATATTTCTTCTGTACGTCACACTTATAGGAATGTCCGTACCAGCAGTTGCAGAATATACACACAAACTATCACCAACCATAATTGCCAACACCGGATTGCTACTCAGCGGCACTTTTGGGATAATACCAACTGGGATTCCGTAGCTTGCAATATCTTGGCTGAGGTCTACTTCTGCAACTGCTCCCCATGGTGATACGTTTGAATCTGTTACCGTTGTAACCAAATAATCAATTTTTGCCAACGGCGGTTCTACTCCAACGAATTGACCACTCTGATTTATCAGCGTTTTGTAATCTCCATCATATCCATCCGACGAATAATGCAGACCAAAATTATTCAGCTTAAACAGCCTTGTTGCTGTTCCAATGGAAGTAGAATCCACAAGTATAATAAACTCTTTTTTGTTACCAGACGCATCCAGTACCCACTTGAAATTGCCGCTCGTACCGACAATCAGATTTTCCATTGTCTGAATTGCATTGTCGATTGCCTGTGTACGGTTAGCCACACTTGCCTGAATGGACGATACGTTGTTGAGCATCCCACCAATTGAGGGCGTTACCGAACTCAGCGTAATTTTATCAAGCGAATGATTTTTGTACTCAATGTACTTGATGCACTGGTGGTTGATTCTTAACTTGCGACGGCTGTCCACTATCGTGACAACCTTATACAGATATATTGTACCATCAACATTCGAAACGTCAAACGAATACGAACGTGCTGGCATACACTTTTCTGCCAAGACACTCTGGCCATATTCTTTCAGGTTCTGTGGCACTGTATATCGTTCATCAACAACACTGTCCACAATAACTTTGTTTGTGTACGTATTATTTTCCAGATACTCCTTGCCATCATTTACCGATGCAATGGTCAGGTACTCGCCCGTCTCATCATCCTTTTTACCGTACACATATAACCTTGTTACAATCCCACTGCTATTGCCAGTGAACTTCAGATTGGACATATTCAAATCCTCAATGAAATAATCACCAGACGGCAAATACGAATTGATATTGATGGCCTTCAATTCTTTTGCCAGCATATCATAATTGAATACCACACCAAACGTTTCTGAAATAGCACCGAGAATTGTTTTTGCATTTGCAGCCCTAAATGCCTGACCGTCCTGATATTCAATTGTGGTGTGTTTGGTCATATCCACTCCCTCACCAAACGACACCGTCCAACCACTTGGCAAGATGAACTGGATTGCCTGAGGCAGCGTAACGTTGGTCTTTCGGAAGTCCACATATATCGTATTCAACCAATCACCAAAATCCAAATCACACGTTACAACTACAAAGTCCGACTGCTCTTCGACCTTCTTTACTGTGAACCTGTTTCTGAAGCCCTCGACCAACACTTCTTCGGATATATACGCATAGTTATCACTTTTACGCTGAAGCTCAAATGTTAGCTGGTCCTCACCATTCGAATTGTGTGTGCAGTAACATCTATCGTCCTCAACCGTAATTGGTACTGCTTCGCCGTTCCCAGTAAAATCATATATCTTTAATACCACCATACCAATTACCTCATACTAAGAACAACGGATAATACTTCAACGCTACGCCCTCAACACCGCCGGTAATTGCCAACCTGTTTTGCCCTATTCTTAAATTTGGGAACTCATACAAAACAGTGTTTGCAAAATTGTTCTGGTATGTTGGGAACGTATCATCCATCGGATCAACGAACACGCCTTGTGCCGTTGTGCCACACAGCACTTTACCTTCCAGACCATCGATGACGTGGTACTCGTAATCATCAGCATTTGTTATTGTAGCTGTATAATATGGCGTTTCCGAGCCTTCTTCATAAAGTGAAATTTCTATCTCTTCTCCGGCCATAGACGATTGAACAGCAACCAACAGACCAGTTTCGATTACACCATCGTTCTCGATTTCTATGCCTTCGTCCCCGTCCCACGTATCATATTGTGCGGTGATTGCTGGCAGTCGTTTGACGGCCACCAGCGTCACCTCAAGCAAATAATAATGGAGGACACTAGTGTGCTGAACACGCATTGTCTGTAGCACACCTACATATTCGAATTCAGTATCAGAGATATTGATTACAACAATATCCTTTTTGAACTCATGTATCACTTTGTTATAGTTGACCTGAGCTTGCTGGGCATTCGTACCACCGATATAAAACTTCATCGTAATACCATTGTTACCGATGTTGTGTTCATTTATCAAGTACGAATGCCCACCAACCTTTTTAACCAAATCGCTGGATATGGAAACTTGGACCGGCTCATACTCAATCAGGTCAGCATTATACGCATACAGATTGATTCCATTTACCGTTACGATATCTCCGAGTTGCACGTCCCTGAGGCCATACGATTCGTCATATTGTTCTCTATCCAAAATCTGTTCAACCTCCTTCCATTGCAACCACTCTCGATACCACAGGAGCAACTTTGCGGCCGACCCTCTCTGTATCGAAATACACGTCTCCATCTTCCATGTAAATTTGTGGATTGACCACAATCGGTGCTTCCTTCATAAGCTGATACAAAATCGCCGCCAATGCATAATAATCAATCAATCCACCATAAACACTACCACTGCCAAATTGCGTGGACGCATTTGCCTGTGCCACATCGGTTCCAACTACTATTGGTGCGATACCTCTGGACACTGTATTGACCATATCATTGAACTCGCCCAAAATATCCCTTGTTGTCTTTGGCATTACTTTCGCAATACCTTGTTCGACACCGGGCGGCAACCACTGACCAACTTCTTTCTCAAACACCGTCGAAGGCGAATGGATACCCAATGAACCTTTGACCGCATCAACGATTCCTGAGAAGAAACTCCTCACACTGTTACGGAACCACCCTGCAGCACCTTGGATACCTCTCCATACACCACTTACGATATTGCTACCGATACTGGCCATTTTACCCGGCAGACCAGCCAAACCATTCACAACACCGTTCCATAATCTCTTGGCGCCTTCTCTACCTTTAGTAGCCATATTACTGGCCCAGCTTGCCAGTTTGGCAATTATCTGAGCACAGAACGACGCAATCCTACTGGGCAACTGCTGGAAAAACGATACCACTGCATTTAAGAACTTGCTGCCTACTTCTCGTCCTTTTGCAACGGTATTATTTGCCCACGTTACAACCCTACTATACGTATCAGTTACAAACTTGTGGACATTACCGGGCAACTGCTGGAAGAAACTAACCACCGTCTGTAGGAACTTTGTTCCAAGTTCTCTTGCTTTGGTTACCATATCGATAACGAACTTGATAATATTTGCAATTATCAACCCACATATATAACCGAGATTGTATGGCAAGTTCTGGAAGAAACTCGTCACCATTTGTACAGCAATTTGTGCCGCCTGACCTAACCGAGCTGCAACATCGGCCATTGCTGCCAAAATGTTTTCCCAAGCACTTTGGAAAAACGTGATTACGCTATTCCACACTTCGTTCCATTTGTTCCATATCCAAGTCAAAGCACCACTCAGCAATCCCTGTATGAATGTCAGGATACCCGAGAACGCCCCTTTGATACCGTTCCAAATGGCTATGAATACTTCTTTAACACCATTCCATGCCTGTGCCCAGTTTCCGGTAAACACACCGATGAAAATATCAACCAGACCGGTAATGATATCAAGTACAGTCTTCAATGCATTAGCAACCTGTTTGAATGCACCCTCAAACACAGGCGCCAATACTGAACAAAAACCGTCCCATATTGTTATCAGCAATTTGGTGACGGATTCCATCGTTATACCGATTGAACTGAGCCTTGCCTTTATTCCATCAATAAATGCACCAACTGTCTGCTGGATTGTTTTCCACGTACTGATGATTGCATTCCGGAACTCATCGTTTGTTTTCCACAATCTAACAAATGCAGCTATCAGTACGCCAATGATTGCAACTACTGCTATAATCGGACCCACCGAACTACCGATTGCACCATTCAGAATTGACATTCCGGCTTTAATCGACGACACTGTACCCTTTAACGTCTTGAATGTTGTTATCATTGTAGCCACACCAGTCAGCAGCTTACCAATTACTAACAGCACCGGACCTATTGATGCAGCTATCAGAGCGAACCGAACTACTTGTTGCTTCTGCTCCGTACTCAGCGAATTGAACTTCGCAACTAAATCCTGTACCTTTGTTACGACCTCACGAATCTTTGGCATCAAGATATCACCAAACGAAATCGCAAGCTCTTGTAACGCAGATAGCAATATCGTTATCTGGCCATTCAAATTATCCTGCATGACCTCTGCCATGTGTTCTGCAGTACCAGTTGAATTATCTATTGATTCAGTCAGCTTGTCAAAATCCTTCTGAGATGCATTAACGATTGCCAACAAACCAGACATACCAGTCTTGCCAGCCAACATTGCTGCATACCTTGCTTTCTCAGCACCCTCTGCACCATACGCTCTTGCAGCAAGCAGTTCCAATTGTTGACCATACTCATCTTCAGTAATTGAACCGTTTTCCAGGTTGCTGTTTAAGGTAGCTAACGCTTCATTGAAATCGTCTTCGGATATCATCAGCTCTCCGAATCCGGACCTCAAATCCATCATCACTTGCCTTAAACTCTTCATATTACCTTCATCGTCTACTAAGCTAATACCGAGTGCATCCATTGCTATCTGCATTTCGTCCGTCGGTTTTGCAAGGTTGGTCAACATTGTCCTTAACGCTGTACCACCCTGAGTTGCTTTAATGCCGGCATTAGCCATCAAACCGATTGCAACAGAAGTGTCTTCCATCGAATACCCTAATGCACCAGCAACCGGAGCTACATATTTAAACGATTCGCCCATCATTGCCACATTTGTGTTTGCATTAGATGCTGCTGCAGCCATTATATCAGCCAACCGTCCAGAATCTTCTGCTCCATGCCCAAATGCTGTTAATGCATCAGTAACGATATCAGACGTTGTTGCTAAATCTTCACCAGAAGCAGCAGCGAGGTTCATGATGCCAGAAATACCATTCAGCATGTCCTCAGTTTTCCAACCAGCCATTGCCATATAATTCATAGCATCGGCTGCATCGGAGGCACTGAACTTTGTTGTTGCGCCCATTTCCCTTGCTTTGCTTCTTAATGCATCGAAATCTTTTCCTACTGCACCGGATACTGCTGAGACTTTGCTCATCGATGAATCAAAGTCCGCCGTTGTTTTAATTGCAGTAGCACCGGCACCGATTATCGGCGCTGTTAACCCTTTGGTCAATGTCGAACCTGCAGACGTTAATGTTCCGCCGATACTCTTAAAACCACTACCTAGTGTGTTTTCCAGTTTTCCCGTGAAACTCTGTGCTTCTTGGTTTGCTTCTCGCATTCCTTTCAGAAAACCGGAAATATCTAAATCGAGGTAACCAACGGCAGAACCAACATTTACAGCCATACATATACCTCCCGTGTTTATTAGCTAAAACCATAATCTTTATACAAATCCGAAGCTGTCCTATAACGCTTCGGTTTGCCTTGTTTTTTAAACACAGGCTCAGCGCCTTCTTGCATTCTCATTTTAATATATGCACACGCTTCATCAAAACAGTATGCTTCGTATTCTTCCCGTAAACCAAGAAGTACGCTTGGACGGCACTGGTAAATATTCGCCATTCCAAGCGTACTCAATATTGCTTTACTCGCTACGAAAGGAATCGAGTGCTTTTATTCCCTGTTGGGTATAATTGAATATTGCAATCATCTGATTGTCCGACAATTCGATGCCAGCTTCTCTGAAATCTGCCATACTCGGCTCAACCAACGATGCCTCACAAATCAGTGTTAAGATGTCATACGTCTTTTCCAACATCTCATCTTCCGGCATACCGGATTCTGTCATGTCATCACCATTGAACAAAGCTGATGCTGTTTTCATCAGACCGTTTGGAATTTTGCCGGACTTTGCAAGCATCATCAGACTGGGACGCTTCATCCTTGCAACTAACGGCTGACCGTCGGCAAATGGCGGAAGCTCAACCACCTGACCTCTTGCATATTCCTGCAGGTCAGCCAGTGTTGTGACCTGTAAATCAGTATGGGCTGCCTTGCGGACCGGCTCCGCTTCTACTGCTTCTTTCGGGAACGGTGGTGTAAACTGCTGGACCGTTGCTGCAGGCTGTTCTGCCTCATACGTTTTGATAATTGCGTTAATCTGTCCTTCGGTAAAACCGAGCCCTCTCAATTCTTCTGCACTGTATTTCATTTTTGCTTTTCCTTTCGTTTATATCTCACTTACACCCTTATGTTGGGTCTATCAGTGTCGGTAACGCATCAACATACGAAATAACGTATGGCGCCTCGCCGGTATCCGGCGCACTGTTGATGGTGTACTCTGGTGCTCTGAATGCTCCATCCTCAGCACTGAAAGCAACCGGAACGCCGGTGCAGTTCGGATACGTAATCTTCTCATAATTGACAATCTGGCCGGCAGCATTGTACTGGGCAGAGTATGCGTTCAGTTTGAACACCTCACCCTTTTCCTCAGAACCAATAACAGGCGGCGTATAACTTACAAGACTGCCGGACTCATCGTATACGATATCACCGCCCTGCAGAATCTTGACCAGCTCAGGATTGAACACGTTGTCCGTAAGTGTAAGCTGATGCCCTGTGATGGTGCTCTGCTCCTTCTTCTGAGCTTTCAGCTTTCCTTTGATAACCAGCTTGACACCATCTGTTGTCTCAACCTGAGGCTCAACACCAAGCTGGTTGGCAGTTGTGAAACCAAATTCCCTCGTTACTGCAGGAGTGTCCCCTGATGCCGGAGTAACTACTGTTTCGATTGTAATCAGTTCACAATCAATGGTAGGAATTTCGTTCTTGGATTTATAAACTGTATTTGGCATTTATAACTCCCTCCATCAAATAACTTTCTTATAGTTGCGATACGATACACTAACCATGTGCGCCTTATAAGTGTCATCATAATAACTTGGCGTACGAACACCGGTTGGCTTTATCATCGGACGTAATGCCGACAACACCTCTTGGACCTCACGGACAAATGGCTCCAATGTACTGTATGCCTGTTTTGGGACATAACACATCACCGCATATAATTCTTCGTCCGTACTGAACTCTGGATGCCGAGATGCACCGTCGTTCTTTACCACTACATATTTACGCGTACACTCCCCAACTTTGATGCCTGGAGCATATACCTCAATACCAGCATTTTTCAGACACTTGTAAATATCCTGCCACACGGATTCTTCGTATTGATATTCACTTGGATTTATCATATCATTGACCTATCTTGTCCATCAACCCATTTAAGTCTTTCACGATTTTTGGTGACTCCTGCTGGATTGTTGGCCCTACGATTGCATAATTCCTTTCGTGGGCCAGCTCCAACCAAATACCGTAATCAACACCGTGGGCACATGTTATACGAATTGTATTTGGGTCTGGCTGAGACACTGATGTGTTCAGTGTCGTTTTTGCCATATTTGTCCTATCTGTCCACGGCCGGTTCATTTTCATTTTTGCTTCCAGCTCTGCAGCCTTTGTAGCTGCATACATCAGTACCGCTGCACCGACCTTTGTGCCCATCTTTTCGATACCACTCTTTAACGAGCTGCTACCGTAATCAATTTTGAATGCCATTGTCCACCACCTCTAACGAAATGTCTGCAACAATGCTCCACTCTTGTACATTGACCACACCAGTCACTTTGAACACTTTGTGGTTAATAATTGTGAAATCTCCGACAAGCAAATCTTTTGCTTCTTCCCATTTACACAATACCATCGGAATCTTTTTTGTCCGCACCTGAGTAGTATCACCAGTCGTAATCTGAATGTTACTATTCTCTTCGTGGTACAATCCTTGGATGCTGCACACATCATCATCCATGCCAATTATAGGCTCATCAAACTCGTTTTTGATATGCCTTTGGAATTTGTACGACTCACCACTCCGTTTGATTTCTCTTCGGATTTTGTACGCTTCGAATTGTTTGTTTATCATCTTACGTACCCTCCAAAATACCGGAGTTAAACGTTCTGTACCTCGATGCTAACCTCTTGAAATATCCAGACGTGTCCTGAGTATTCAAACCACTGACAGATATTGTAGAATCTTCCGACTTGACGATTAGCATCTCGTATATGGTGGCATTCACGTCACCGTTGTTTTTGTCCAAATAGTATTGAAAATCTTCTGGGTCAAAATACGGCGCCTTGTCCTCAAGTATTGCCTTGTGAATCCTTTCAATATCTGTCACAACATCAACCCTCCATTGTAGACTGGATTAACGCCTTTGCTTCTGCGACATTTTTAGTGCCGGCCAGACTGATGCCTTTCAGTTCAGCATAACGCTTCACTTCCGCCTTGGTCCACTGACTGAGCGGTTTCTCTTCCATTGCCTTGGCTTCTTTTACTTCGTCACTGTCCTCAGTAACTACCTCAGCAGGCACTTCGGGTGCAAGCTGTGTTGCACCCGTTTCCTGCTTCACTTCGGTATAGCCTTGGCACTTATACATATTGTCGAATGCACCTCTGGTTACCACCAGAACTTTCGAACCGTTTGTAATTGTGACCATTGCTTACCTCCTTATGCAGATGCCTTTGTGTTGGTATCCATGATGTACACCTTGTCAGCTTCTTCGAACGAAGGCAGTGTAATCATTGTAACCTTGGTTTCGACGTTGACCGGATCAGCATGTTCAATGGTCGTAATTGCAACGCCGGTATCGACGATGGAAACATTGGCGACTGCGGACGTCATCAGATCACTCTCTTCCGGAGTGGTACCGAACCATGTCTTGCCGAGATTTCCCTCAGGGAACAGAACCAGCGTATTGTCAGGCATGAACGAAACCTTCTGGCCTGCATCATTGATGTATCTCTTTGTGTTCTCGACAATTACCAGACCATCGAGCTGGGATGCGATGTACTCTGCCAGCATATTGTTGGTAATTGCACCAACAACCGGGTGGATTGCATAAATGGCATTTTTGATCTTGGTGTTGTTTCTCATATGTCTCCAGCTCTTGCTGTCGATCATGCCGCGGGTCGGACGAACACCGGTCTCATCGTAAATTGCCTGCTGGGCGAGCCTGATATCCTCGATGGGGTCAGAATTGGTGTAATCACTCCATACTTCGATAACATCACCCTTCTGGTTGTTACCGAGCTGGTAATCGTAATCATATGCCTGACCGTTGGAAGCGACAGAAATGAGGCCGGTGGTCAGAACCATCATACGCATCTGCTCACGCCTTGCTCTGGCACCACGAAGCAGCCTGGTCTCGTCGTCGAAAATACGGTTCATAACGGAATCGATGTACGCCTGCACGCCGGTAGCAAGAACCATGTTCAGCTGCTGTCTCAGTTCTTCGTCGACATACATGCTTTCCTTGAAGAACGGCATCTCAGCGGTCAGCTTCTCAAAGCCGATACGGGGCCTTGGAATTGCATGGACATCAAAAGCACTTGCCTTCAGAACAATGGGAAGCCCTCTTGCGCCCTTCAGCCACTTGAGGTCGAGGCCCATCTTCTTGTCATCCGGGAACAGCTCTTCACACGGATATGGTGCTTCATCCTGCGTCAGTTCATTCCAGTATGCAGCAATCTCTTCACTTGTCAGTAAATCGAAAATAGTCATATAACTTTCCTCCTCTTCAAATTCTCAAACCACAATCACGCGCTGATAACCATAACGTGACCAACGTCTGTGCCGGCGGTCAGCTTTGCTTTGGTTGCTGCATGTGTTACGCGGTTAATATTAACAATACCAAAATAAAGTGCTGTGCCATTGGCGTTGCCGGCAGTGACATCAACATCGTGAAGAAGCACTGCATTTTTGGTCTGGCCTTCGGTTGCCGGCGTCTGCAGGTTACCGAAGTCCAGTGTAATAGGTGTGCCAGCATGGGCAATCTTTTTGCCAGTTGCACTGTCAACAATGCCAACTGCCTGTGCTACGATGCATCCGACGGATGCCTGCAGGTCAACGTTTGCCAGAATCTGGTCCACATTACCATAACTTGTTTTCGTAATTCCTGTCCTGTTTAACATTATCTGTTTTCCTCCTTAAAAACTTGTTACCGCGACCAAAGAGATTTGTGCTTGCTCTGCTCACGTCTCTTTGCCGCCAGCCTTGCACCAAGGCTCTTCTCTTCCTTTTCCTCTTTACTGGTGCTGGTCTTAACGGTGCTGCCTGTTCCACGCTGGCCGACTGTCTTCTTTTCCTCTTTTGCCTTGCCCTTGTCTTTGGCTCCTGATTTGTCGTCCTTCTTGTCATCATCGTCCTGACCTGCAGCCTTACCGAACCATACAGGATATTTAGCTTTCAGTTCTCCCAGTACCGTCTTGATATCAGAACCATCTTCGTTCTTCATCTTTGCCATTGCCAGTGTAACGGCATCTTCTACGAACTGTGCCTGAACACCCATCATCATTACCTCTGCTTTTGCCTCGGACAGTGCAGCTTTATTCTGAGCTTCAGCCAGTGCTTTGGACTGCTCTGCAGCTTTCTGCTCATCTGTCTTCTGGCTTGCAATCAGAGCTTTGACCAGACTGATTGCCTTGGTATCTTTGGGGTCGATACCGAGGTCTTTATATACGGAATTGGCACCCTGATGCTTTTCACGCGCCATCATCTTGCTCACCTGTTCCTGAGTGAACGTCTTACCGGCCCCCACGAGCTGGCCAGTTTCTCCGGCCCCTTCATCGTCAGTCCGGTTCTGGATGCCCTCATCATCTTTGTTGGTGTCATCAATCATTTCATCTTTCTTGTTTTCTTCTTCTTTTGCCATTTCATTTACTCCTTATGCTCCACGTACTCCCGTGGTAGTTCCTTCCTTCATTTATTTGTTAGCAACATACCGAAGGTAAATATACTGCCTTGCCTGTTCGCCGTAATGCTGCTTCAACATTACCTGATACCGTTTGTACTTCTCAGATTTATCCTCCATTACATCATACAATCTAGTCTGTACCGCCGGCACCTCTTTCCCAAGGCTATTTTTATATTTCCTTCTCTTTTTCTCAAGCTGCTTTTTCAATGTCTCAGAACTTGCATTACTGATACCGACAATGTAAACACTTTTACACCGTGGACACTGGAACCATGTAATTGTTAACAACTCACCTTCCAGTGTTGCCTTGGTACTCTGCGTACGCAACATCTTATTAACATCGAAATTGTAGCCACACTTGTCACATATTACACTGAATACTTGGTCGTCCTTCTTGGCCATCTGATACCTCCGGAAACTCGACATTGTACATCCTGATTACCTCCTCAATACCGTAAGCATTGAATAACGTTTTATCAGCATACGTCTCCGCCAGCTTCTTCCTTGCTGCTTCTAACTTCTTTGTGATATCGTTATAACGCTTACGATATTTCTTCACACTCTTGTTTTGCCTCTGCAACTTTGTTATCCGGGCCAACAGTTTTATCAGCTCGACTAACATACCATTTGTTGTTTGGTCGTCCAACTGAACAAAGTGTTTCGTTTTGCATTTCTCACACCAGAAGTACGTACACCAGATACTTTTACCGGATGAATCCTTGTACTCAGTTTTTCTGACATCCGTACCATCCAGTGTGAACTGGTTACCACATTGCAGGCATGTACAATGCATCTTTACATCCATCGTTTTATCCTCTCTTTAACACAGAAATAGCGCCAGCTTTTTGACCGGCGCTTTTCTTAGCACTTCAATGCCGATTCCTTTCCATCGGCTTTTTTATCTTCTCATTTTCATTCCGTTGTGGGCATTCCTACTGTTGTGGAATCTTCGTACTCCGCTCTCCAACAGCCAGGGAACGGGTCCCAGTATTCTCTACCTGTTGCATGGACGAAACCGACCTCTGCATCGTAACGATCAAACGGCATCCCCTCATCATCCGGAATCCATCTAATTCTCATTTCTTCTTTCATGCTGCTCTCCTCTCTACTAAGAACTTTGTTTTGTGTCCTACACATCCTCACTTATTTCGGTGCCACAGCCGGAGCTTCGTCTCAGCCATGAACTTCGGAACCTACTAGTCGGCTCTTGGTTGTGTTTTATTTTATGATTTAATCATACACCAGAACCAACCAGATGGCAACAAGTTTTCAAAAAATTTTTCAGATTATTCTTTGCCGCCTCAATCATCAAATATCAGGAACATTACATAACCACCACAGCACATATACACCATTACGTACTTTTCGCTGTCGCCGAATTTTGCCAGACCGTACTGCTCGTCTTCGATTTCGTCTTCTTCCAGTACGAACATCTCAGTTACTTTTCTCTCGTTCCAGAACTTCTTCATTGCCTGTGCCCAGTTACCAAACCACCATGCCTGGTCATCCGGCTCTACGAATCCGTTTTCAATTGCAGCGTTGCCACGCTCCTGCTCGAACTTATACAGCTGCTCAAAACTTGTAACTTTCTTTGCCATCTTCGTACCTCCTTCAGTTCCTCTCTTCAGTTCCTCTCTTTTACAGTAGCTTTAATCTTCGCATTCATGTTACCACCAACAAGCAGGTCATAAATATCAAGGACGAGTTCAAAAGACTGCATTCCGGGGTAAAAGCTTTTCTTGTATGTGTAGAGAGAACCACCTACTCTTCTGTATCCCATGTCTTCGATAATTCTATCAATTTCTACTGTGTTCTCATGCCATGCCTTCTCAGCTTTCTTCGCATCTGCTTTTACTCTCTTCTCTGCAAGCTTCTGTTCGTAAGTCTTTGCCATCTTTCTACCTCCTCGGACTTTGGCGGGCAGTTTTGTGCCCGCCAAAACTTGTTTTGTTTTATCTTATGATTATATCTTACAGCATTTCCTGTTTGAAGTCAACACATTTATATTATTTGTTGTTCTTGATTTCGATAAGCTCTTTGGCCCATCTTTCACACTCGGCCTTAACACCTTTGCGGGACAGACCCTTTTCCCAGCAGCAACCATCTGCACTGTACATCTTGAATGTTTCAATGGACTTGCCTGCATACCAATTGTAGTGGTGGCCTTCGCTTACTACCTTAACGCCGTACTTCTTTTCGAGTGTCTTGAAACCTGTGGTCATTTTTCTTTTCCTCCTACTAGAGACTTGTGTTGTTTGTTCCTTATGATTATATCTTACTACCTATTGGAGCAAATGTCAACAAGTTTTCAATAATTTCTTAAATTATTTTGCAAGTTGGTCGCCCATTGTAATCACTTCGCCTATTTTACGTCCGTTTTTCCAGACTTCTAAAATTCCCGTTTCTTTATTTCTAATAAATTTAATCATATTATTCTCCCTTGAAAATACATTTTGTACGATTAAGAATAACGAACTCATGGGTGTTTTCGCCTAAATCATAATCAGCCTTAATTGCATCATAACCCTTGATTGCGGCAAAAGTTCCATTATCCATTTTTTTGTATTTTTCAGTCTCTTGCCTTACAAATCTGTTATAGTCAGATGTTGCTTGTTGTATCTTAGACTGTTGTTCTTCGGTCATATCATTAAATATTTCGATAGCTCTGTTGCCATCTTTTCCCCAAGAAGGTTTCAAGCCAACCATTCTTTCTGCTATATCTTTCGATGTGGCATCAAGCTCATTAAATGTATTCTTTGCATTTTCGGTTGCATCTTTTAGTGTTGCCTCTTTCAATTTATCGATTTCAGACGAATTTATGATTTTTGCATCTTTCGAAAACGTAAAAACCTCAATCCTTCCATCATCGCCTGAGTATAATTTTACGGCTTCATCCATAACTGACGTATCATTGATTATCCCATGTTTCATATATGAATACATTCCCTGTCCATAGTCTGCACCTCCTACATGACAATCAACATACCATTTTCCGTTAATAAGTTCATTGTGATACGAATTCAATATTTCCTGAGAATTGGCGCCATTCGTTTCATAACTGACATTATATCCTCGTTTGCATATGATGCCATTGCTCTTAGCGATTTTATCGAATTCCTTTGCGGATACCACTCTTGGAAGTCCGTCAAAACCTTGAGCATTTATTACATCTTCAATTTCAAAATCAAATTGCTCTGGCCTACGTTTCCAAGTACTTGTAATATCTTTTCCCTGTGCCACATAATGTGCACTGTTTATTTTTTGCTCGCTGTTATTTGCTTGCACACTCGCCTTAATTTCAGGCACATAACCAAACTGCTTTGCGAACTCATCTATTTCTGGATACGTGCCATCTGGGCTATTTACCCAATCTGCTAACTGGTTAACCGTTTCGTCCATATCAATGACCGGTTCCATAGTACACATACCATTTGGGTGGTCCATCGGAACGTCCTCAGGCTTATAATGGTTACCATCTCGCTCTATACACAACGGGCATGCCCTGCTTCCATTAGCATGCCAAATAATATCACCGATGAACGGATTGCTCTTTGCAACCTGAATGAGGCTTTGTTGATACGCATGCTGGTTCAAAGTCCTGACCAACCGCTGTGCATTGTAATCTACGGACTTCTTATAAATCCGTACACCATCGGCCATCTTCAAATTCCACATTTTTGCTTTGGCCGGATTGACGTAACCCTCCAGCATTTTGGATACATCGTAAGCACTCATATTCATTGCACGACCTTTGGCAACTATCTCATAGATGTCAGCTAACGTTTTTTCGTTATCACTCCAAATCGCTTTGCTCAGGCTCCAACCACTCTCGTATATCTGACCAGTAACGATGTTATTGACCACGTGTGTTGGAATAGATGTCATCGCAATATTCAAACCACCATCTTTGGACGAAAACCCTAAATCCTCTAAGAACTTTGCATTACAACCGACGACGGAATCAGCAACCGTATACATGCTCTGTTTGGCTCCGGATTCTATCTGCTTGTGTATTTCGGCTGACTGTGCTTTCATTTGCCTCTGTAACTCCAACATCTGCTGTTGCTGCCAATACGAACTTGCAGTTGTCTTGCCCTCGTAATACTTGGCTCTCTCACCTACTTCTTCTGCCCACTCCTTATACAGGCCACGTATCTTTTTTTGGTCTTCAATGCAGATGCTATCACGAGCTTTTTCTGCATCACGAAATACCAATGACGGCATCTGCATCTACCTCCTATTCTTCAGGTTCAATAAGCTCCTGCTCTTCTTCTATCTGTTCCTGTTCCTCAACCTGCTCCAGCTCTTCTGGACCGGTAGTATCATTGTTGGTTGGTGGCATAATCGTATCATCTACGATTTCTCGTTCTCTGGACATCTGCTCCAATTCTTCTTGGACTTCGTCATCCGTCAAACCACGCCACTTCTGCATATATGCCTTACGGCTCATTACACCGGCAGCAACTTCTGCGAGGTCAACATTCTTCTCTTCAATCTCGTCCTCAGGTAACGGCGTATTCTGTAACACTTCGATTTCATGTGCTACCGGAACGATAGGTATATCAACGTATTTCGTAATACAGTTTGGATATACCAACGCACCTTCAAAGATGATTTCAACCATGGCCCTGAGCTGTGGTCCCCACATCTTCATTTTTTCTTTACACCGTACAATCAACGGCCAGTATATCGCCTTCAGTGCTTTACCACTGGTAATAGCTCCAACCATCGTTTCCAGTGTAATGTTGGGCATATCAATCTGCTCGTATCCAACCGTCTTGATTCTGTCCAAAGTAGTCTTCAGGCTGCTGCTATAGCTCATCGAACTTTCCAACATACCGACCTTCGGTGCAGGCTTGTCCAAGTTCTGGTCAGACATCAAATCCCAGAAAGCACCAGCACTACTGCTCAAATGCTTCGTACTCCTGTTGTCCATATCAACCGTATAGCGGGTCGGATTCATACTCTTGCGTTCTGCATCAATATCTGCATTACTCAGTTTTGAATACCACTGCTCGTAATCGGCCAACGCATTGATTTCGGATTCGCCGTCATCGTCTCCGGTTAGACCATCGTTAATAAAGATGACCGCCGGAATCGTCTGGAGCAATGTCAGCTCGTGTTCTATTGGCTCAAACTCTTCTATCGGAACTTCTACACCAGCTCCGTTATACAGCCTCTCCTCAAGGTATACACCATCGTCCTCCAACGTAAACTTCTTTTTAAAGATTCTCTTCACTTTGGAATCACGGCTGTTCTTTACCGTCTGGAAACACACAAACTTTGTCAGCACATTCGGGTTTCCTATACGTGTCTCATACAGAAACTGGAGTGATGGAAGAAAAGTAATCGTTACGCCATCTTCCTCATTGAAATTGACCAGCACAGCAACTCGTTTACCAATAAAGCAATCTTTTGCAGCTTGGACCAACTGCTTCTCGAACTTGTTGCTGTCCAATACGGACTTCAGCAAATCGTTCCAGCTCGTTAACTGTTCTTTTGCTTGTTGGGTGGTCTTACCGACATCACCCTTTGCTTCGACCTTAATATCCGGAGTTTCTGCAAATAAGAACCTTGCTTCTTTATCAATCAACGATGCAGCTATCTTGTAATGGACACATGCAGGCACATAATCACCATTTGTGCCCTCTACCGTGAAGTCCATACCCCTCTTGTAGATTTTATAATACTCACAAATCTCTGCAAGCTCTGCTCGAAGGTCTGCTGCACTTTCAACTGCTTCCTGATTTAACAACACGTATGGAATACGATTGAACGCCTTGAGGTACTTCCTCTTGCCGGCATCTATGACCTTTTCTTCCTCACTCTTGTATCCCATAAATATCTCCCTACGACATCGTATTAGTAAAAATTAAAATCCACGTTTCTGCATCAACAATTCCAGTTGCCTCCAGATTGTGGGCTTTCTGAAGTTCCACTACAGCGTTATACGTTTTGTCACCAAACCAGCCGTCTACAGTTAAACCGCCAAGCGACATTTGGATTGCTTTAACGTATTCGCTTCTATCTCCTTTGCTCACTTTTGGTAACGGTAACGCATTGCAAATTGACATCCACGCTTCCATATTTACTTGACCAAATAAACCATCAGCTGCAAGACCGTTTAAACACAGCTGGATGAACTCAACCTTTTTGCCAACGTTGTCTTCCTTTGGAACATTGTACGAATCTGGCGTTTCGCTCACTACAGCACTGCTTATCAATTCATATCTCGGCATACCATATCCAAGGATGGATTTGTTGTTTGCGTTGTATACACAGTATCTGACCTCATCGTCCTTGTTGCCTTCAATCGTAAACACATTACCACTTTCCACTTGATATACAATTCCAGTATGTCCTGCACCACCGAAGAAAATCTGGTAGCCAACACCGGGCTTTGTAGTCCACCGGCCCTCCTTCTTATAATGGTCAATACTGAAGTACGTGTAGTCATCGAAATCACCACACAGAACTTTCCTTGCCATTGCAGCATCATATCCAAGTGCATAACACGTCTGCAAAATACACCAGTCTACGAATGCATCACACCAAGCAGCGTTCTTGTCCATATTCTCTGGCTGAATACTGTGAAGCTCGTCACCGTACTTAGTCTGATTGTTTGGACCCTCGTGGACACCGACTTCAGCTTTTGCAATGCTAATCAATAAGCTGACAGGATTAGCTTCAACCTTTGTCGCCTCTTTGTTTTCCTCCATCATCGCTGGCATAGCATACATTACTGAATCCGCATCAACCTGTTTGCTGCTACCTGAAATGGTCGTCTTACCATACTGCCACAGCCAATACTGGCCTTTGTAGTCTACAGGTGCATCCCAGTCAGCTACCCATGTGCATCTACGGGCATTCTCAGAAAGCTGAGCCATATCAATCTTCGTATCAAGCCAACTGGCCGATGCGTATATACCAATATTATAGCCCTTGCCTTCAAGATAGTCAACAATAATTTTGAGGTAACGGGTTCTGTCCTCTTTACTGAGGCCATTTGCTCTGCCCTGCTCACCATCACTACCATTTACGTTTTCTACGTCCAGTACAATCGGGAACGAAATGTCCAAGTCCTTTACCAGCTCGTAAAGCCACGTTGCGGATTCCAATGCTTCAGCATCATTACAATCCGTTGGGAAGTAGTACACTGAGTACGGAATACCAAGACGATGTAATGCCTCACGGTGCTCATCGAACTTGAAATCCTTACGTATCTTCATGTAGTATTGAGGGTTGGACTTCAATGAACCTCTCAGACCACAACGGACCATAACACCCTTCAATCCGGGCTTTGCTTTATCCCAGTCTATCTCATTGAACTCAGATACATCGATAAACTTCTTGTTGGTGGCATCTGTCTGTTCTACCGGAACGTGATATGGGATTGCTGCCGTTACGGTATCAACGCCGTGCTTTAATTCCAGCTTACCATTATCAGCCGTAATGATAATCTCTTCATTCTGCATCCACACTTCGATGCCTGCTTCTCTGACTCTTCTAGCACCGTATAATGTGAACGTTGTAGTTCCTGGCCCGTTCTTCTCAATGTTCGATTCATAGGCGACTACAGCTCCTGCTTTCTTTGCAGCCAGTGCATTGCTCTGGCTGAAATTGTTGCCGTGGTGGGCTATATCAAACCATACCAGTATTTTGTCTTTCCCAAACTTCTTTTGGAAGTACGCAATGGCGTTCTTTGCGTTCTCTGGACCATCACCACAAAGCATACCCATCAGCTCAGGGCTGTACAATATCAGCGAACCATAATTTATGTACTCCCATGCATTTTTGTCGCTGCTCTTGGCAGCGCCCTTTGGCTGATTGCGATAGATGTGCCACGATATATCTTCGAACTGTAAAACGTCTCCGTGGTCTACAAAAAGCACTCTCGTGCCTCTCTGCTGTAGCCAACGAATCAGCTTCAACAGATTTCTTGAATCCTGTCTGGACGCTTCATTACCACTCGTGATAGAATTGATGTGATAACATCTGAACTCTTTGATTGAAATACCAGCACTCACAAGCTCATAATATCCACCGTAATGGTCACCATGTGCATGTGTGGCTACTGCCAAATCGAGTTGCCTTATACCTTGTGCTTTCAGCCAACCAACTATATTTTGTGTTGGCTCACCGCCCATGAACATATCGACGGCCATTGCTTTTCCGTTTACTACGAAAACAATACCATCACCTTTACGGATATCAGACTTGTTTGCTGGTAATGTAATCTTCGGAACATATCCCAACATAGCAATTACTCCTTGTCTTCTTCCTCATACACTTCGTATTCTGTGCCGGCAGACATGCTGGCAAAATCAGTCAAGCCCTCACCGAGGATATATCCAACCACTACGGCACCGGCCATAACGATTGCTGCGACCTGTTTTGCTTCCACTTCTGTCTTACCACATGCGACCAGAACCAGAGTGATGAAACTACAAACGGCAACCCAGAACTTACGACTGGTCAGCTTGCGCTTCCAATCAATGCTGGTCACTGCCTGTTTTGCTTCTTCAATTTCTTCATTCAGGATATCTTTGTTACTCATGCAACGTCACCTCCTCTTCTACTATTGAAATTCCTTTCCTTAACATCTGCTACTGTAACCGTATCCAAAGCATACCAAATAGCACTGAACGTATGTGGGTCAATGTTGAAGTCATCGTACACCACATTACCCTTGGCATCCTTTTTGTATGTCAGGTCTTTTAACTCTCTGATTGTGTTCTTACACTTTGGAGATACCACAATATGTCTGAACCGTTTTATCTTCCTTGTGTTACTCAGACGACTGCCAGCGAACTTGTTTCTGCAGCTTCTCATACGATAACCGTTCTGCCTGTAATAGCTTATTGCTTTCGGGTCTTCATTATCCGCAACGATTATTTTGTTGATACCACGTCTATTCATATCATCCATCCTATCACGTAGCTTGACCATCTTTGGATGCTCGGCCATCATATCGTCAGTCAAATGGTTGATATAGATTTCGTCCCAGATATACAGGATGCTGTGCTTCGTATCTACCGACATACTCACTACTGCATTGTAACTTTCTTCAAAACCGAAGTCAAAACCGAAGTACATATTTTCTTCGCCCAGCTCTTCCACCGCCATCTTAAACATCTTAGGCGACTTTGCAATCGTAAGCTGTGGAAGCACTCTTGTTCCGTTGGCTCCGAATCTGCCTAACTTGGCAACCCTCCATAACGGCTCGTCATAGTCTCGTATTTCGTCCAGCGTCTTCAAATACTCCTTTGGCAGGAAGATGTTGTCCTCAGGAATAGTATGCATATAGTAGACACCATTACGGACTATGTACTTTTTGGCATATAGCTCCTCATCATCCAGTATTACGGTTTCGTTTCCTTTGTCATCCAACCGCCGGAAGAAATGTCTGTATACCCAGTTTTCTTTGCCTACCGGATTGCAGCTCAGGATAAAATGGATGCTTGCATTCGGAGTACGTAAACGTCCTAGTATCTCTTTGTACCCTGCATACTTGATTTCACTGCACTCTTCTAACCACACAATACTAACACCGTTAATCGACTTTATCTTTTCCGGCTTGTCCATGCCTTTGAAAATAATCGTACTGCCATTGTGGAACCTTATTCGCAGCGGTGCTTTCTGGCATAACACTTTTCTTTTGCTTCTTCGCCACTCAGTCACATCTTCGGTGTATATTCCCATGTCATCAAGTATCTCACATAACAGATCATAACAGCTGTCCTGTATTGTGTCATATACCTCTCTGAGTACCAGACACTTGCGCTTTTCCTCTAACAGCTTCAATATGATTTTCAGTGCTATGTGATATGACTTACCACTTCCATATCCACCGACCAACAAATATGTCTTGTAAAACCAGTCGAACATGAAATCGAAATATACCGGTGCAACTTCCTTCTGTATTTCTCTTGTGTACCGCATATCCGCTCCATATATATAATAGTATTTAAAATGTAAATTAAGTCAATGTTTGATTGTACACTTTAATTGACTAAAGTATCACCAATCTTCATTATCATCGGCCCCATCACTATCGTTATCTGTAACTGTTGTAACTTCTCCACCTTTGACAATGTTAATTGTAATACCATGTTTTTGATCTTCGTACTCTAGCATATTGTCTCTGTTGCGTCTCCATTTGTCTGGACGTCTGTTATTTAACCATGCAAGACAAGCTGTGTGATTTGGACCAACTGTTGTTTCTGTCTTTTCGGTTCTTACCTGACATGTACCATCTTTGTCTGGAGGACCGATAATTGTCTTTGTTGTCACTGACGTATATCCGAGTGCAGCTTTTAACAGGGCATTCTCTACCTGATAATCAATCAGCTCTTTACCCTTCGATAACGCTGTACCAATCGGATCATCGTAATCTCGTTCTGACTTCCGTTTCCAGTTCTGCCAAGTCTGTTGTGTGATTCCTAACCGCTTTATGATATCAATTTGTTTGATACCGTCTCTTGTCCATGCAGCTAATAATATTAAACCTTCTTCGGATGTTATTTCATCATATGTAACTTTTCTGTAACCAAATAGTGAATCGTCCACTTCTGGACCGTTCGTTGTAACCTTTTCCAAATAAGCACCTCCATTTTAATGTGGTACTATCCAAACACGACTTTATGGCAAAGCCAGATGCACTCACCCAACTTTGCCATATATTTTACTTAATACCTATATTATACTATATTTTGGATTTGGTTACAACATATATTTTAGCTTTTATTTACCGCTTATTTTCGTTTCTGAGCAGTTTTTATTTTTATGAAGCACTTTTGTATACCATCTATATAAAAACCTCTATACGGAGGAAATAGGCGTGTTATTTTGTGCTTCTTTTTGGGCCATTCTATTCTGGATTTGGAACATCAACTGCTTCCAATATTTTTTCATTTTGTTCCTGCTCTTTGCTATTTCTCCAGCAGTCAACTGTTGGCCACTTTTAATTTTGTCTGCAATCAAACCCATTTCATTTGCATCTACTTTTGTCCAACCAACTGTGTTCTCTTCGATACTCTGACCACTATCTTTTTCTAGAACGGTCTGCATACTGTCTATATTAACTATTGCTAACTTGACTGCATCATCGCTGTAATCTAACAGGTCATGCAAATATGCTTTCCATTGTTTTTGTGTTGCCAGATATTTCCAGATACATGGCTTTTTATTTTGCATCTGACCACGCTCCCTGCTTCTCCAACCAATCCTCTAAATCGGCCATATACAGAATCAACTCTTCGGAACGCTCTACCGGAATCCGTACTTCACCATCACTATCTATCTCTGTGAACCTTTGTGTAGGGACTGGAACATCAAGCCCCTTGCCTAACTTGTCTGCAATACCTTTGAACATACCACACACAAGTGCTATGACCACAGGAACCAGATACTCACCACCGACAGCTACATAACCTCTGGAATATGTTAACATTGATGCAAGGTACATATACCCGTACGGGCTCAGGAACAGGATTATGTTGGCTATCACGTATACGTTCTTCCAGAACCACTGGATTGCTCTACCGATTGCATCGTTTATTACTTCTACACAGATGTTCATGTTTACACTCCTATAAGTACTGCTTTATCTTTTCCTGGCACCAGTAACGTGCCGTTTTTATCTTGTCCTCTAATCTCTTGCAATAAGCATTTACGTTACAACTGCTGCAGTTGTAGTTTCCGTTCCAGAAAAGAGTTCGGTGTGCTTCTTTGCAAATGCTGCATTGCTGTTCCCGAACTTCCTGTTCGTCTATTGCAACATACATGTGTAACTTGATTGCATTCGGTACTATTTTCTCAACCGAAATCTGGACCTTGTGCAACTCATCACGAGCGAGAACATTTGTCGCATACCACTTCATTCCTTTCAAATATGCATCCTTCTGGTTTTTGCCCTCAAACGTTTTGCATGCAAACTCCACTGCATACTTGACTTTAATATCTGCACTTTTATTTGTGGCCATGGTCAACTCCTAGACACTTTTCGAGCTTGTTCACGTGCTACTTTATCAGCATACTCATTTAACGGATTACCGGCATGTCCTTTTACTTTAACGAACTGGACTTCCTTTTGCTTGTTCCGAATCGATGTCAATACACTGTAACACCGTTCCCACAAATCTGCATTCTTTACCGGCTCACCCTTTGCTGTCCTCCATTGTTTCATCCTCCAGTTATATATCCACTTCAACTGGATTGTGTTAACTACATAATTGCTATCGCTGTGTATCTCATACCTGACATTGTGCTTGCGGCTGTTGTCAATTTTCTCTAATGCCTTAATAACCGCCAACAACTCCATCCGATTGTTTGTCGTATCCGGATTGCTACCACTAAGCACTCGGCATCTATTACCGGCATTACATACTACTGCCCAACCGCCAGGACCAGGATTGCCACAACAAGCACCGTCAGTAAATAACCTCACCGTCCTCATGTCCTGTTCCTTGTTTTTGCATAGACCACAATTACTGTCTTTGCAAGTACCTCATAAAACGTACATCCGTATACCGCCTTGACAGTTTCCAGTGTTTCGCCGTCTATGATAAGGGACCGCCATACGATGTACTTGTCTCCAGCACTCGTGTCCGGATAGATGTCACGGCAATGGATGTCGTACTTATTACTCAGCACCTTTAAACACCGTTCCAGCATTTCTGCAGGTATCTCACCAACCGGAGCTTTTGCTAACGGTTTGATTTTTCGTAATACCTTCTGGACTTCCTCTCTGTTTTCGCGGACCGTACAATCCAAGTTTAACACTTCGCTTATCTGCATCTTGCTATACCTCATATAACACAATGTGGCGGATACTAGTTAGTTGCTTACTACTTAATATCCGCCACACTTATTACTTCATATCACACTTACACACTACCGGATGCTGAATCAGATGTCCCAGTCGTCGTCATCGTCTTCCTTTGCAGGCTTCTTGGCTGTTGCCTTCGGCTTTGCAGGCTGCTGCTTCTTGGCGGGCTTCTCTTCTTCCTGCTCTTCGTCGCCCCAGTCATCGTCATCTGCTTCCTCTTCTGCTGCTTCTGCTGCTTCCTCATCAGCCTTCTTCAGAAGCTCGATGTACACCTCTGCCTTCTTCTTCGGTGCAGCCTTGATGCCTCTCTTCTTGCAGAGCTCGAACAGTTCCTTTGCGGACTTGCCGGCGTACTCGTCTTCTGCCTCATCTTCGTCCTTGGCTTCTTCCGCGGGAGCTTCTGCATTGCCGGCGGTCAGGGCTTCAATGTAGAATGCCTTGTTCTTGCCGTACTTCGGAACCTGAATGCCTGCATCGACACACATCTGGTACAGTTCCTTAGTTGTCTTGTTCTCGAGATCAGCGTCGCCGGTGTCCTCTGCCGCAGGCTTCTGTGCTGTCTTCTCGACCTTTTCAGTTTTCTCTTTCTTTGCGGGCTTCTCTGCCTTTTCTGCTACTGCAGGAGCTTCTGCTGCAGTCTCTCCAGCAACCTCCAGAATCGCCTTTGCCATTGCTACGAGAATATCCATAGTTTCTACTTTTGCCATTGTATTGTCCTCCTTATATTATTTATTTATACTCATGGCTTACTTATTGCTTTTGCCTCATGGCTAACATTTATTTTGGCCAGCTACCGTTCACAAGTATTTATGTCATGGCGCCCGCTGAACGGCGCTTGCATCGACTTCCTCATCATCTTTAGACCTCTCTGGAATTGTGTGGCGATCATGCCATCGTTATATCCCAACCTCTGTTCTGATAAACCATAACCTGTTCCCAGCTGTACAGTTTCTTGGCCTTGTATCCTTTGGTTGCTACTGCTAAAACACTCTTTTTCATTTCCAGACCTCCTAGGCACTTGTGTTTGTTCTTTATGATTATATCTTACACCAGTGCCTACCAGAAGTCAACAGGTTTTTGAAAACTTTTTAGAATGTTTCGTTGCAAGCCTGCAGCATTGCACCTATGCAGGATGAAAGAGAAGTATCACCGACCAGTAATTCACAACCCTGATAAACCGTCCAGCCATCGGAGCTGTGCACAAATATGAAATCTCTGCATCCTTCATCGGAACCAAATCCGGCCACCTTATTCTTGCCTGTGTACTTAATGCAGGCACTGCCGTTTTCCATCTTATTCTGGACCAACTTCTCAATCTTACCGATTCTGTCCCTCAGCTTTGCATAACCTGATGTTGCCATTTCTATACCTCCAACTTTTGATTACATTACTGTGTAGGCCATATTGAAAGCATCGCGCTCTTTAAGTAACTGCTGCATCTGCTTCTTATTGATCCGGACCCTCTGTCCTTTAAGACCTTCCGGCCAGCCCCAGTTGCTTGTCATGGTCTTGTTGTAGGTATAAACCCAGTTATTCATTCTGAAAGTTGTCTTTGTGGTTTTCTTGGTCATCTCTTTTTCCCTCCTAGGAACTTGTTGTTTGTTTCTTTATGGTTTAATCATACATGATGTTGGTACGGAAGTCAACACATATTTCAAAAATTTTTGTTTTATTCTTCTTCGTCCCAGTTTTCCTGCTCCTGTGCGGAACTGATTACCACATTCAGAGCATCCCTGATTTTCTCCAGTGCTTCGATATCCTTAACATGGATTGCACCCTTCATAAACACAGCAACTTCGGACTTGCCATCTTTTGCAATCATCTGCTGTGCAATTGTGTACCCGCCTTTGCTGCAAGTGCTGATTACAACGTTCCTTGCATCACTGATGCGGGCTTTCGTAATTTCATCATACCTTGTCTTTTCACTCGCCATTATTTTCTTCTCCTCTTTTTACTACCTTTGCATGGCTCTCCTTACTGAGGGAAAACCATCTAACCATGCGAAGTGGTATATGCCGGTTTTCTCCGTTTGATAAACGCAGCCACAACAGGTCACATCCAAATCTGACCTCGGTTGCTTCAAACGTTTCGAGGTATCCGTCCCACCATCTAACATTAACTGTATTCATTCCACGTCTCCATTTTCTTCCTCTTCTGCCTCAGCAACCGCCAGAATCTGAAACTGCTTGACATCCGCATCTGCAAGCGGCATGTTGTTCAGGTTGTCGGTCTCTACGAAATCTGCAAGACCGTTGAATTTCAAGACCGAACATCCATCACCATGGACGTCGATTCCCTTAACACGGAACATTCCCAATTGCTTTGCTTTCTCGCCGGGCACTTTGAACCTCAACGTTACATCACAGTTCAGCATCTGCATCATCTCGATGCTTTTGGTCAGTTCCGGATACTGTGCCTTCAGTGTCAGGTTGACACTACCGTTTGCACTGATACTGTGGCCACCATAACTGACCACCTCTACGACCTTTAACGTCATGTTGCACTCCTCACTTTTTTCTTGTATCTGTTTTCCTGTTCTGTACGATACTGTTGCCGTGCTTCATCCGAGCTCGTTATCCTTGCCCGTTTCGGTTCTGGCTTCTCATCGTACTGAACTATTTGCTGTACCGATTGCGGTTTGATACCGCTCTCAAGATATTTTGCTATTGCCGGCAAATCTTCCGGCCTCACAATACACAGCACATCACCACTGTTTATGTACTGGATTGCAAAGACCGGAATCTTGTGGGCAACATCTGCATTGTACTGCAGCGTTTGTATATCTTGTAACTGGATACGTATACTGTTTGCATCGGTACTCTTTAACTGGCACAGAACTGCATCGTTTTGTCCGTCCTCTTTTACCACCCATCCGCTACCGGAGTTTGGTGTCGGCTCCAAGCCAAGTTGTTCCATCACAGAACGCTCATTGTTCCTGTACCATTTACCGGACCGGCGCATCACATATCACCGATCAGCTGTCCCAGCTCGAACTCAGCATCGGACTTTGTCTGGACTTCATCTTTCAGGTACATCTGATAATATCTCAGACCTGTTGCACAAACCAGTTCCAGAGGCATTTCTGCTCTCGGTAACACATATGTGAAGTAATAGTGTTCCGTGTCTTTGTTTTCCGTCCTTGGTGTGTACGTTTCCATCATCCAGATTTTATCAGCGCTGGATGGCACATCTGTTGCCTGTCTGGTAAACACGAACCGCTGGCGGACATTGTCCTGTAACTGTGCGGTGTATTCAAACCGTGTACATATCCTGCGGACTTCTGTGTTTTCCCTGTTTTTCAAATCCGCTGCATTTATCATAACATCTTGCCTCCATCTTCCTGCCATAATCGCAGGACTGCACTTGCTATCCTTGTTAGTCTGTCCAAGTCACTTTTTGTCAGCCTACTCGGTATATCGAAACCAGTCGTACCATCGAAATCGTACATTGCATAGTAATACTCAGTCCGCTTGAATTGCTCTGGATACTGCTTTTGCAAACCACACAATTGTTTGCTGATTGTATCGTAGTACCTATCAGATACGCAGCTTTCGTTGTACCGATAGTACATTATGCTGTACACTATTATCCGCCTTTGTAAGTACGACATCGTAGTCACTGGCGACCAATATACGAAAGGCATTTTGCTGAGGTCTATACCCTTACTCATGTGCAGACCTCTTTTGCTTGGTTGCGTTTCCGTGTCACTGCCATATCTGCCGGAGACTTCAATTTACGGTTGACTATGCATGTTGCTTTCAGTGTCTTGCTGAACAGTATTTCATTGCACTGGTCACAAATCCTCAGATATGTGTCACCGACCATGATATCGAACATTTCCAAGCTGTTCTTTCGGCTCTGGTTGCAACACTGACACCTCACACCAGAACCGTCCTTGTTGACTCGCATCTTTATATTAGCCATTTTATTGCCCTCACCTAACAGCTTTGTACCGGCCAGCTTTTACAGCCAGCCGGTACTTTATTCTGGCGACTTATGCTGCAAACATTACAGCGTTGATCTTTGCTACCATTGTGGGCTTGTCGTAGGTTCTGTACCACATCTTGCAATGGAGCTTCTTCATCAGCTCGATCAGAACCTTCCTGTTGATGTCGAACAGGTTGACCTGCTTGAACTGTTCCTCAGTCTTGTTGAGAAGATCATCAGCAAGTGCCTCAACGTTCTCGTTCTCAACCTTGGTTGCCTTGTATCTCTTGTCGCCGTTGTCCTGCTTCTTCTGAGCCTTGCTGGCCTTCTTTGCAGCCTTCTCTTCTGCCTTCTTGGCTTCTTCCTCAGCCTCAACCATGGACTTGCGAACCGCTGTCATCTGAGCCACCAGCTTCTCAACCAGCTCTGTTCTCTTGTACTTGCTGGCGTTCTTTACACCGTAGTTGCTTGCAGCCTTGCGCATTTCTGCAACCTTCATGCCCTCGACCTCAGTTCTGATTTCAGCTACCATCTTGTTAAGCATTTCCTTCGTCATCGTTCTTTTCCTCCTTGGATACTTTGTTGTGCCATCTGGCTTTGTTTTATCTTATGATTATATATTACACTATGTTACCGTAAATGTCAACACATTTTTTTAAATTTTATTTTTGTTTTTTCTTTATGCCTGCAGAACCCATTTCAAACCGGCGATTTTGTTCCTGAACTCTTTGTTCTGCTCTTTCAGAGCTTTGATGCTGGCCTTCCAGACCTTTTTCCAGTGCGCATCATCTTCGGTCTGCAGATATGACTGGTATCTTTCAATATCCAGCTTGTTGTTTGCGATGCCTTCTTTGTACTGAGCGATTTCGGCGTTGATCTCCTGTTCCAGTGCAATTTCCTCAGCGGACTTGCTGTTGTCCACCAGCTTCTTGCCATACTCGTAAATTGTCTCTTTGGACAGGTCACTGTTCATATACATAACTTCCAGATTCCGGTACACTTCATAGTTGTGCTTGTTGTCCTTGCATCCTGTGTTTTCTACGAATTCGCTGTATAACATTTCTTTTACCTCCTAGGTGCTGTGTGGTTTTCTTTATGCTTATATATTACATGTAACCACACGAAATGTCAACAGGTATTCAAAAAAGTTTTAACAATTTGTATGAGTCGGGACGACCGGACTTGAACCGACAATCTCTAGTACCCAAAACTAGCGCCCTACCATTGGGCTACGTCCCGTAAGTAAGGAATGCACGGCATATATACATTTCCTTACTGTTGGAGTTCATAAACTATTACACAGGTAATCGATCCGGGCGTTGCTACTCCAACAAAACGTCCTAACAGGGCTAGTTGGATTCGAACCAACGAATGCAGGAGTCAAATTCCTGTGCCTTACCGCTTGGCGATAGCCCTTTGGCCCAGAGGCGGCCTTTATGCCGCCATCTGGAGCTTTCTCAGCGCCTCATGGTACTTTGTTGCACCTGTGATGCTGAATGTGTTTACTGTATCCTTGTCAAGTCCTTTGACAACCGCAATCTGGAGAATTTTGTCCATCGGCAGGTTTGCCTTTTCCAGCTTGGTGACCATTGTCAGACACCTGTAAGAGAATGTTGCTCGAATGCCCTTCTCTTCTGCATCCTTCCGGAGCTGTCTGATAAAGGATACCAGATCAACGTTGCCCTTTGTGATTGCCAGTTCAATCTTCATGCTGTAATCAAACTGCACAATTGCGAACCTGTCAAGTGTTGCTTGGTCCAGAACCATCCTTCCGGTGTAGGCTTCGTCAGCTCCGTTTCCTACAGTGTTGCCTGCTGCAACGAAGTGTACGTTTTCCAGCTGAACTCTGCCGTTCGGAAATTCGAAGTATCCGTTGGCAATCACTGCGTTCAGGAGCACCAGCACCTCAGGGATGGACGCGTCCATTTCATCTAAGAAGAACACACAGTCGACTGCGCTGGTACAGGCTTTGTAGAACTCTGTTTCGTGGTACTTGCCGCCGGCATCGATGAAACCGGTCAGCTTGTATTCCTGTTGTACAGAGTTGCTGAAGTAGAAGTCCCAACCGAGTTCTTTGCAAATCTGCTCGACTGTGTGGTTCTTACCACTTCCTGCCGGTCCTGCAAGGTATGTAGGGATGTTAGCTTCCAGAAGAGCTTTGATGGTTTCGTACTCTTCGTGGTGGACCTCACCATTTGGAACCTCAACAACTTTCGGTTCTACTGTTACCGCCGGAACCTCGATTCCCTTTTCCTCGACCTCGTCTTTGATTGCATCAATGACGCTTGCAGCCTTTTTGCCTTCTGCCTGAGGCTCAACTGTCTGGCGCCTTGTATCAGCTGTGTCATAAATCCGTTCTACTTTCAGCACCGACCAATCAGCCAGAATTATGACTTCACATCCATCCAGCACCATCGTCCTCAGTCCGTTCTTCTTGTTGACCTTCCGGACATATGTGTAGACAGTTTCGGTTGTCGGATACTTGACTTCTGCAACACCGTATCCAACCTTGTGGTCAGCAGGTCTGACTCTCAGTACCTGAAAACCGACTTCCTTGTTGTTGTGCGTCTTGGTCCACTGCTTTGCCATTTTATTATCCTCCTCTTCGTACTCTCGGCTTTGTGCCGTGCTCTTTACTTGCTATGATTATATCATACAGCATGCGAACAATTTTGGCAACATACAAACACAAATTTTTTAAAAAAGTTTTGGGGACTTTAAATCGTCCCCAGAAACTCTTCCACGTTCTTCACATCGTTAATATCTACGTCCCAGATTGCCGGCAGCACTACATCCTTTGGCATCATCCGTTTCATGTCCTCAACACTTACCGGATAGCCATAACCACTGACATACGATTTCGTTACGTCCGGGCACACCTCAATGTACCTGAACATCAACCGGCGGAGCATCGACGGATGGACCAACGGAAATGCTAACTTCGAAACGTTCAACCGTTCTGCTGCACCCTTAATCTTGACCTTACAGATTATCTTCCGACCACCTGCTGACGTTCCCAGTGCAATGTAGATGTTGCATTTCATTCCCTGCTGCTCAATCCTCTTGACCAGCTGCATCACCTTAATACTCTCTTCGACAATCTTGTCTGAACTAACGGTGCTGGAATAGTTCAACGACTTCACAATGTTGACCACCTTCTGCTTAACCGGAACCATCTGCTTTGCAACCATGTTCTGAGGAACACCGGCCAGATACAGTGGAACAACTGGCTGATATCCTGCTACCGACAAAACATTGCGGCACTGTTTAACCATCTCGGATTCCAGCTTCTTACTGACCATCTTGTTCTTCAGCTGCTTTGCCATATCGTCCCAGCCGTTCTTTAGCATCTCAGTTGCCTGCTCAAAGTTTACTGTTTTGGTCCAGCTTGCTGTCCAGCTGTCTGTCTTAACACTGCTGTGCCTAGCCCAGCGAAAAGCATCGTTGAATGGCGTATCGCACAAGTACTTATAGAACTCTTCGATACTACCATACTCCTGCATGAATGTCGTATCCTGCACTGTCTTCTGCATTTGGTTACCTCCCATACTATGGACTTGCTTGTTTTTGTTTATACCTATATCATACACCATATACAGCAATATGTCAACAGGTAAATAAAAGGTATATCTAAAGATATACGGAAACTTGTTACCATTCCCTAATTTTTTGGCGCTTTTTCTTCTTCATCCTCTGTGCTGCAACGAACTGATATTCGTCTACCCTTTTCTTCTTATGTACCGCTTCCCTTTCTTCTTCCCTTATATTTTTGAATGCTATATACGCATCACACTCACTGTGACAACCAACGTGTCTATCCTCACACCCTTTACACGGACTTGTAGTTAATGGCATGGCTATTCTCCTGTTTCGGCTATTTCTCCTGTTGCAACTTATTCCTGTCACCCAACCACCAATACATCGCTATTCCAGCACTGTCTGCAGCATCGTCGTTGTACTTGTATTTCTTACCATTCCGAACAAACGTTCCTTTGACCTGCTTTGTGTTACTCAAGTCAATTAGGATTTTATCCTCGTATCCCAGCCCACACAGCCACTTTATTGTCGGCCACTTTTGCGGCTGCACACCGTACTTGTTTGTCATCGGACGACTAGTACCGACAACGGCAGCTTTCCATGTCCTCGTATCTACGGAGTACACTGTAACGTCGTACATGGTGCACTGATCAACGATAACCGCTATCAGTGCACCCATTGCTTTGATGGCATGTATATTGATGAACGATGTCTCACCACCATGTAGGCGGGTCCGTTCTACCACACAAACTACTTCCGACGCCTGCTGTTTGCATTTCTGTAACAAAACATCGAGGCGCCGACTTAACGTCTGGCGCCTCTCTGTATGACTCTTTAACTTATGCAACTGGATACTCTTAACGTCTAACAACTTGCCGTCTGCAGAAACGCTGATGCCTGTGTTGGTATAACTCTGGTCTATTCCAATCACAATCTTCTTATACATTATACCCTCAACAAACTATCCTAGTTCTTTATCTCTTTCCACAGGGCTCTGGTGAACTGTGGATGAGCTTTGCTTAACTCATCTGCTATCATTTCGCAGCACTGCTTAACCTCCGGATTAGCACCACCATCTTCGTTTCTCTCTTTATACACATGAGCCCATTCGGCCAGATTCACCCTGAATATAAAATTGCTGGGAATGCTCAGCATATACAGACCACGTTTAACATCGTTGTTATTCTCAAGACCTTTAAGGATATATCCATTCACGCCTTTGACGTACGTCCTGCCTTCGTATTTGATTTCGTTTGGAAGCTCTATCCCTAGGACCTTGTCAATAGCTACATCTGTAGGCATGATTTTATCTTTGTAATAATCAGACAGTTCATAACCAAAATTAACACCTTGGATACGGGTACTGTTTCTGATGATGCGGTTATCGAATCTCTTGGCATGTGCGTCCCAGTCATCTTGTCCAGCACGATGTAGCCCTTCCACCGTGACCGACAAATCTATGAACTTCAAAAGAGTGATATGTAACTTGCCCCACTTTGTGAGCTTGTTCATATAGCTATCAAACGTCCTGAACGCTGAGACAACAGTATCCATGTCATATCCGGATTCCAAGTCATTGATGACAAGTTCTTTGTCCTTCAATCTGCCTTTGTCATCCAAACATATGCCACACATCTTTCTTATAAGTTCATCGGCCTGTTTACTCCATGACCTTTTACTCATAAGCAAAGCGGCAAATGCATCCGGTATGCCATCTATACTATTCAAGTACACCCTCATAACGGTATCCTCCCTTCACCTACATTCCAGCAAGCATCACGCATCGGACACTCCTTGCAGCGCTTGCTTTCGTGGCTCTTTGCATCGGACGGCCTTGGAACCATTCTCCCCTCAGACCGATACAACTTATATGCCTCTTTGACATCTTTACATCTTAACACAAACGGGTCTGTTACACCAGCATCAACATCATATACCTCCACTTTGAAATCCTGAGTGTTCTTGTCTTCGTTGATAACAAATCCCTTCGTGTAGTCAATTCCGTTCCACGTTCCGTTTGCCTTTTCCTTTGCAATGCTCAGCCTCATATACCACTGGCATTGTTTCCCTGCGGACGGATGCTTGACCATTTTCTGGAACTGGAACGTATTGACCGACTTCAGTTCGCCTATCATTTTGCCCTCAAAAAACTGAGGAATGGTGCACACAATATCTGGTGTGTAGCTTACACGCCATTTTTTATTGAACCGTGTCCGGTCCAAATCTTCTACCTCACTGTAACCAGCACGAAGGAACATTCGCTGCCACTTTTCGTGGACACTGTTTCCTTCTTCAAAGATGCGCCTCAAGCCTGCATTAACTTGCTCACCCTGCAACTGCTTGTACATCAGACTTAATACCTGTTGCCTCAGGCACCATTTGTTGTCACTGACGATTAAAGCACTGGCATGCAGACCACTACGTTCCTGAGTTTCCAGACCTCTTGTCATTACCTGACGGACAAATGCAACCTCTTTCTCGATGTCCTTGTCCATGTAGAACATCTTGTTGAATATCCGTTCCAAAGCTGCAGCATCGCTGGTCTGTATCTTGGTACCGGTCTGGGTTGCATTCTTCTTGATATCGGATATTATGCCCATTAGCTACCACCTTTGATTAAACCAACCTCATGGATAGCATCCAGATTGTTGTCCATAATCTGTTTTGCCATCTGCATGTAACGGTCAGCCTTTTCCATATCCTGCTCAGTGTTACCTTTGTACGGTGCACGGCTCCGATACTTCCAAGCATTCAGGATACAGAAATCATAAGTTTTCTGAGGCCCAAAGACCAGTAACATCTCATCAATTACTTCGAACGTTCCGTGCTTGTAGTGCTCCGGCTCATTGACCACATCCGGATTTGTTATATCACAATAATCTGTTCCATTACACACTTCTGCCATTTTGCCCTCCTTTACTCTTCATCATCGTCATCATAATCTTCCAAACGGCTTTTTCTACGGCCATACTTCTCAGCGCGTTCGTGCATCAGCTCCTGCCTGATTTCTTTTACATCGTCGTAACTTACGAATCCCCTATCAAAAAAGATAGGCAACTCACACTCACCCATTGGATTGCTGACTTTGCTCTTTACCACACGGCACTTCATTATCAACCCAACCTTTTCCGTTGTAGCACTGTTCCGCGGATTCTTGTTCGGTATCTCTATCCACGACTTGCGGGCCACCTGGATACGGATACTAGCACTGTGTTTCAGTTTCCTTCCGCCGGGCGTATCAGTTTTCTCACCGAACATCAGAGCATTCATCTTGTCACGGACCTGATTGACAAATATCAACGTCGTTCCGGTCACTTCGATTATTTCTTCGATAACCGGCAGATACTTGTTTATCAGCCTTGCTGTACCACCGATACGCTGTTCTTCAATGCTGTCCCTGTCTGCAGACTTCAATACCTTTTCTGCATCCTCTTTTGGAACCAAACTTGGCACGCTATCGATGCCGATTAACGGGATACCTGCCTTCGCAAACTTAATTGTCTTGTTGAAAGCGTCCTCGCCGTACTTTGCTCTGTATATCAGCATCTGCTTCGGTCTGTTACCGAATACTGCAGCACGTTCTGCATCGAACGTTCCCTCAATCGGAATATCCAGACACAGCTGATGCAAACCACATAAATGATACAGCAGCGTTGTTTTGCCTGAGCTTTCCGGACCAAAGATTTCGATGACACGACCCTCTGGCATACCACCGCCAATGATTTCGTCCAAATCTTCTATCCCTGTGCTCCACCGGTCTATCTTCAGATTTGCGTTTTTACTTCCCAGCGTGTACACAGCACCTTCTCCTTCTTTCTTGTTGATACTGTTACACAACTGGATAATTGCTTGTTTATTTGTCTTTGCCATATATACCTCGATTACTTAATATGGCCGGCAACCTGTGCCGGCCACTTATTTTCATCTGTTGCTGGTTCTGTGGATATCAGCCGTGCAGGTCCTCGTAGATTGATGCAACCATTCCAAGCACCTTCAGGATACCGTGGTTGAGTGTTGCACCATCCATAACATCTGCATCATCGACATTCATGACCACTCCGACTGTTTTGACATCGTCCGGATGCGCCAGTGCCCAGACCATCACCACCGTATTGAAGAACAGTGCATCTACTGCATCATCGTCACTTGCCTGCTCGGACCATGCCAGCATGTCTTCCTTGGTCCAGTCCTTAACCACTGCAGCTACATCTTCCTCGAACTTTTTGGAGCGTTCCGCCTTCTGCTTCTCATACGCCTCCACAATTGCCTTTGCATCGGCGGACATTTCCTTGTCCAGCGTTAACAGCTTCTCAGTTACTTCACGATATTCCATTATCGTTCCTCCTTTTACTTTGCTTGTGTTGCCTTCCGGCACAACTCTGTTTCTATATCAAAGCTGGTTTCGGTTTAGAAACCAGCCTCGATTGCTTCGTACATTTCTTCTTCGGTCACACCGTCGGTATCCATACCAGCACCGAAAATACCGAACGTTCCATCTGCATATCTTACACCGCAGATTGCAGAATCGACATCTGCATAAATCTCAACTGCCGGAACACCACTTTCGGACCTGTATACTTCCATTGCTTCCTCAAGCTCGTATCCATCGAATTCTGCCCACTCACCAACTGTGTACTTTCTTACGTTTGCCATCTTTCTACCTCCTTACTAGGAACTTGTTTTTTATTTATCTTATGATTATATCATACAACAAAATGTGCCAGAAGTCAACATGGAACTTAAAAATATTTCCAAAAACTTCTGGCACATTTACCGTGCAGTATTCAGTTGTTATTCTTCTTCAATCACCGTTGTGCTATTCCTTGTGAGCAGATAAAAGAACGGAGTATCACACAATGCCACGATAGCTTTGAACAACCACTGTCCCAGTATCATGCCAAACAGGGCAGGTCTCATCGCCGAATCAAACAGCCAACCGAATCCAAGACCGAATGCAATTCCTGCATATACTATGGAATCAATGAGCTGGCTCGTAATTGTGCTGCCGTTGTTCCATAACCACTTGCCGCCCTTAATCGTTCCGTGCCTCCTGATATACGCATTCCTGATTTTGTGGAACATCATAACGTCCCAGCTCTGACTGATTGTATATGCGACCAGACTTGCAACCACGAATACCCACTGCTGCCCTAACAACGTTACGTATGCCTCCTGTACGCCCGTGTCCACCGGCGTAAAATACCTTGCTGCAACGATTAACGCTGTCGATAATACCTGAGCTATGAATCCGTATCGGACTGCGATGCTTGCCTTTTCCTTGCCCCACATTTCACCGATTATATCAGTAATCAGGAATGTAAACGGATAACTGATTACTCCGATGGTCAGTGTAATTGTACCGCCCATAAACGGGATACCAGTGTCCCACACCTTACTAGCAATACAGTTTGCTGTTATCAGCAGAGCACCAAACAGCATATACAGCAGATACAGATTCTTCTCACATTTTTTCATGTCTTCCGACACCTCCTTAAATTGTTTTATAGTTTCTTATTCTTTATGGCTTCCGCCAGTCAAGACCATGTTACATCACGACCGTTATTTTTGACGCCTGCCAAGACATCAAACTTCCGCATACTGCTGGCAGTGTTGGGCTGATACGTACCGTTGATAAAGTCGATTGTTCCATCCGGTCTGGAATTATCAGCAACCGTTAACTTTTTATTTGCCTGTGCCGCCAGATAACTGAAAGCACTGTCACATCCGCGGACAAACGGGAATGTTTCGTGGCACATCCTGACCACCAGCGGACCTTCGTCACAACCCAAAAGATGTACCTCCAGACCATACCTGTTATACTCGCGAATTAAATCTTCCAAAATTTTGCATGCCTCGAACCGGACATATTTGTTCCGCGTTGCAATATTGAGGAACTTCGAAACACCGATGGAATCAATTCTGGTATCCTTAACCATAATCCTTGCACATGCAGCCCACTCATCAAGTGTACGTCCCTGAGGCACTGCCATCTTACGATACTTGATTCCTCTGTCCTGCATTTCCAGCAGGAACGCTCTGGACTTCTGAATCGTGCTTCCTGGCTCGTATAACGTATCCGGTAACACGATTTCTGTCGGCTTGATTTTGTCGTACATTTCAAACAACTTGTCAAAATCCAGCTGACTGCCTTCTGCAGCTCCGTTGTCCATCAGTACGAACTTGCCGTGGCTTGCAGCATCTGCATAAAACTGTCTGTACTTATCACACCCTACCAGATGGGCAAGGCACATATGGTACTGGTTATCCACCGTATCGTTCAAATGGGCCACCGGAACGATATGAGCAACCTTGAACTCTTTCATCTTTTTGCCTCCATTTTGATTTTCTCCATTATTGCTTTTGCAGCACTGCTCTCTCTGAAATTGCAATCCAGCTCATGACGGGATTTACTTCTTGCATCATCAAACTCCAATGCCGGATACCGATGATGAATCCTTTCGATATTGTACTTTGCTACGTCCTCCAGCTTGATGCCATTTGCTGTACACAATGCTGCAATGTACCATAATACATCACCAAGCTCAGAAACCAAATCTTCAATATCATAACTACCACCATAATACCGGTGCTTGATTACCGACAATGCCTCGCCGGCTTCTTCGCCTAAACCGATTGCCCAGTGCATAACCTCTTCTTTGTTGTTCTCATGTTCCTGTATTGCAACATACGACTGGTTCTGATAATCATTAAAATCCATATGACCTAAATCACAATCCATATCATTTACCTACATGGCCAACGCTGTTATCGACAACTGCTCCACAAAAGCCATCTTCATTGACCTCTACGGACATATATCTGTCATCGACAAATCCTGTGCCATACTCCTTTCTCAAGAACTCAAGTAACTCCTGTGCTACATCCTCACAACTCCGGCGCCCCATATTCCATACATGGTCATCACCCAACTTAGCACCGATGTACGTATTAACCTTGTGCTGCAGCTGGATAAACTCAAGCTCACGGTCATTGTGCTTTACTTCGATTTTGATTTTCAGACCAAAGATGTGGCGGTGATTGTTCCTCAAATATGCAACATCTTCCGGTGCATCAGGATAACAGTGCAGACCCTCAAATCCGCTCGTTATGAATATATACCTCATATACACTCCTATCTGTTTGCCCTGCTATACAGCGCTACGTTGTATGCAGTGACACGTTTGATATACACTTTCTTATTGAACTCTACTGCACCCTGTTCTTGGAGCAGGCTGAGTACCTTTTTGTTGACCGCCGAACAATGACACCTATCATAGAAGTTATCCCACGATGTAAAGATACCGTTCTTCTTGCGTTCATTTACAATTACTTCTGCAGCTTTCTCACCGATGCCTTTTATATCGCACAATCCCTTTTGGAGTGCCCATTCACCATCGACCTTCCTGATACTACTCGGACCCTGTGAATAATTGACATGCGGTAAAAACACCACCGTTCCGGACTTTGCTGCTTCGTTACAGAACTCGTCTTTCTCCTTATCGTCTCTCGCATACTTCAATTTCGCATACCAGAAAAACGACGGATAATAAACTTTGTAGAACATCTCTTCCATACTGATGATACAGTATCCAGCGGCATGCCCCTTATTGAACGAATACACCAATAAGCTGTCCCATGTATTTTCTGCCTGCTCTTTGCTCATGCCATTTTTCACAGCATTGCTTACGAACTTCTTATGCAGATCAACACCAGTGTCCTGTGCATGCTTATTCAGGATAGCAATTGCACGTTCTTTGAACCCATGCTTGTTTGCCTTCAATACCTTGTCAGCTTCTGCCCATTCAAGACCACCAATGAATACACACATCAGTAATAACTGTTCCTGGTACACTACTGTTCCATAACTCTCTTTCGTATACTGATACGTCAGAGCCGTTTTGTCCATTGCATCGCCCAGTTTATTCTCTGCATACTGTTCTGGCATTCCCTGTCCTAACGGACCCGGCCTGTTCATTGCACACGTAGCAACTACATCATCGAAGCAATCACAATGGATTTCATCCAAGATACGTTTTGCCGTTCCTTTTTCAAATTGGAATATACCACACGTATCACCCTCGCGGAAATGCCTCAGCAATTCCGGATCATCTACCCTCGATACATCGAAGCCTTGGATACCAGCAAGTTTACGACACTCGCCTATACTTTGCATCGTCTTCAGTCCCAACAAATCGAACTTGATGATTTGGATGCTGTTCAGGTCCTCAAGATTATATACACTGTACAGATTGCCTGCTTTGTCGATACGCATACTCGTATATTGCAACACATCACCAGATGTCAGTATAACTCCCGCTGCATGCGTACCTATAAACCTAACCTTACGATACAACCTGGCAAAATGTGTGATGATGTTATCGTACCTATCATTGTACCGTTTTACATCTTTTGCATTGTCACCGTTGAACAATCCATCTTCATCCAGACTACCATCTTCACGCTTGTATTTCAGAACAATGTTCTTGATGCTCTTGATGACCTCTTTGTTCTCTTTTACAGTAACATCGTCTACCGTTTTATCTGTAGGCAGACCACAGACCTTTGCCAAATCATTTATCGTGTTATCTACTTGATACATACCGTAACTGCTGACCCTAGCACTCTGTCCCGGATACTTGTTTATCAGATACTCGATAACCTCGCCACGGCGGTCCATTTCAAAATCGATGTCTATATCCGGGTATGCTTTCTTATCATACCTCATGAACCTTCGGAAATCAAGATTGAATCGAATACTATCAACCTCAGTGATGTGCATTGCATATGCCACCAAGCAATTGCAAACACTTCCTCTTCCCGGACCTACACAAATACCTCTGTCTTTTGCCCAGTTTACATAATCAGCAACAATAAGGAAATAATCAACAAAACCGTTTGCCTTAATTACATCCAGCTCTTCTTTACACCGCCGGATATATTCCTTTGTGTACTGGCCACGCTTCTTCAATCCTTCCTTACATAACCGAACAATCTCTGTCCAGCTATCCTTGTCACTGTCTACTTTAGGCAACTGCAGTTTTAACTGGCCAAGTATATCATATTCCACAGACGCTTCCAAATCCTCAAGATTCTGATGCATCTGCTTTGCCAACTGTTTTGCATTAGAAAAATCATCTCGATGCATTTTAACGAAACGCTTTTCCATTTCCCACATATCTGGCATGTAACGCTCTTCATACGTACCACGAACCCAGTTCTCATCATGACCGTCCATCATGTGCATCTTGAGATACGTATCGAACTCTTCCTTTTTACCTCTATGTGAATCAGACGTCAGGATACACCGGATACCAAGACGGTCAGCAAGCTCCATCATACCGACATTTATCTGCTCCTGAGCACCCTCAATGGATACTTTGTATGGCTGTACTTCCACATACAAATCATCACCAAAGATGTTCTGGAGCTTCCTCAGATATACTTCCGCTTTATCTTCTCTGCCTTTCAGAATGCACTGGCTACTATAGCTGGCGATACAAGCTGTCGTACAAATCAATCCTTCATGGTACTCCTCGAGCAACTTGAAATCCCATATCGGATTGTAATACTTCTGCTTCTCGCCTTCAAACTGAATTGCGTTCAGATTTCTGTAACCAACCAAATCCTTGGCAAACAGGCACAAATGGTATCCTCTTTCCTTCTCTTTGTACACTGGCAAGAAATATCCCTCAACACCTAATATCGGCTTAATGCCTTCGTGCATACAAGCATCATACGTCTGGACCAGTCCGTTCGTATTTCCATGGTTGCTTGTTGCCAGTGCTGTGTGACCTTTTTCCTTTGCCAGCTTGGCAAGCTCCGACGGCTTGCCAAACCCATCAAAACGACTGAACATGTCGTGGCGGTGTAAATCTACCATTGTACACCTCCATCAATTCTCATCGTCCCAATCGTCTTCTTCTTCGTCACCATCGCCCCAGTCGTCCTGCTGCTGGTCGTACTCCTCAAGCTGCTTGATGTAGTACTTTGCGGACTTTCTGGGCTGCACATCAATATCACGCTTCTTGCATTCCTTATACAGCTCAACAGGAGACATCTCACTGTAATCCGTGCCGCCGTCTTCATCGTCCCAGTCCTCGTCGCTGGACTTGCCTTTTTTGCCGGACGTAGGCTTCGGCATGATTTCGTCATCATCATCTTCGTCATCGTTGTCCTCAGCACCATCACACGGATACGCTTTATCGATGAGCTGGAGAACCTTCTTCTTGCTGTACGGCTGAGCTTTCGTATTCCGGAACTTCTGCTTGTCCATCGGAACAACCTGGAATGTCTTTTCCGGTCCTTTACCAGTTACCGAAATCACATAATCGCGGTCGGTGATTGTGCCATAGTTCTCATGCATTGCAAGCAGGGACGGAATCGGGCTGCAGCTGTTTACTGCGTACATGAACAGCTCCACCTTCTTGCTGTCATAGTTGTATACAGACCAGATATACATGCTCCTTGTCCTGACCCTCTCATCATCACAATACGGGCAATTCCGGCCAAACGCTTCCTGGCACGGAACGTTGATGCCGTCCTTGAAACTGTCATGGAATGTGATTTCCATACCATCATCCAAATCCTGCAGAAAACGAATCCGGACTTTCTGGCCCTCTCTGATGAATGTGAACTGGCTCTTACTTGTGCCGGCTTTCTTGACATCGTTTTTGATGTTATCAATTAAACCCATTATTTTGCATTCCTTTCTCTGAACACTTGCATAGTTTTGTTATACATCCTAGTGAACTGTGCACTATCCATATCACCTGGGTCTTTGATACCTTTCAAATACTGCCAACGGGTTACTTGGAATCCAGCAACCGTTTTCAGATACTCAGTACCTCTACGACCACAATCATCATTGTCCAGTGCACTAATTATTTTGGTAACGCCTGCATCTTTCAGTTTCTGTTCCTGCTGGTCAGACATCTTCCAACCGAGCAGTGCAACAACATTGGTTATCCCGTTCTGCACGAATTTCAACCGGTCCATATATCCTTCCACCACGAAAACGTAATCTTCGGAACCATACTGACCGCAGCATGTTGTTGCTCTACTGAAACCTTCATTGTACAGATATTTTCGCTTTTGCTCTACTTGCTTTTTTGTTGTCCTCGATACCCAACCTTTGAATTTGCCGTTGTCCAATATAGGAAACACCATTCCATAAGACCACTGGTATGTTACTTTGCATTTTGCCTCAGTAAGCGTTCGTGGGCTGAATCCTCTCTTTTCCATATATTGCCGGACTTCACAAACTTCCTCACCGTCCTCGTTTTCCCAGTCTACACTTCGAAGACCATGATAGAAGTCGTATGCTTCAGCATATAATTGTTTTTGTGTAGGGCGGGCTTTTTTCATTGCTGCAGTTATCTTGATATCCGAACACTTGTCTGATGCTAGGATATTCCGATACGTTTTGTATGCATGAAGTTCGTTTTTGTTGTGGTACTTCTTTTCCATTAACAATACGAACTTTTTTGCATCACCGCTTAGGCCACACCCAAAACAGTGCCATCTTCCTTCTGCTAAATCTACCAGCATACTCGGATTTGCGTCGGCATGGAACGGACAGACAATTTTCTGTTTCAGTTGGTGGACATCATATATTAAGTTGTAATACCACAATACCTTTGCTAATTGCGTTCCATCACTTGTCATTGCCTTTACCCTGCTTCACCGTTACAGTGAAATAAGGCTTCTGACACCTGACACGATAGCATCCTTTGATATTGCTCAGAGTTAACAGGCCACGGTTGTCCAACTGGTCGATTGCATCTGCATCGAATACTGTCTCTGCAGCAACGTACAATTTAAACACTTCCGGATCAGCGCCCAACGATTTCAGGTACTTGACCAGGCCACGATAATCAACAATCTCATACCGCTTCTTGAAAATGTACTTATGCAACTCTTTTGGGATACGCTGCCTCAGCTTGTCCTCGTCCCATTCAATAGCCGTGCGTTCTGTTTTGGTCACTTTGATTGTATCACCATTCAAAGCAGCAGTCTCAAACGTTTTACGTCCACCACCCATTTTGTCAAAGTAAATGAGCATCTCTGATTCGAACTCTTCTTTCTGAGTTTCGAACACTCTCTTAAACTCTTTGAACTTTGACTGGTACTTTGCAAACCGGCGGACGATAGCATCGATATCAGCCATGTCTCACCTCTGTCGCCACATTACCTTTCAACATATTGTACACACCTCTCGGCCACCGGTCATTAGTGCGTACCCATACTACATCATCATACGAAATGACGAACTGCTTGCCGTACGATGTCTCCACCTTAATCTTCCTGTTCTTCACGGACCGGTTGATTAACTTTGCGGACTTCACTTTTCCGTTGGGAAGTACAAATGCAACCATCGTACCGATTTCTGCCTGCTCGATGTACGGTACTTTCCGTTCCACATCGATTACTACGGTCTCTTCACTGGATTCCTCAGGAACATCGACATCGGATACCTCGTCGGTTACCTCTTCGACCTCAATACTGTTCTCTGCTTTCAGAATCTGTTCGACCAGCTCCGGCTTCTTGTACTGCCTGCAGTTCTTGACGCCAAGCGACGGTGCCATCTTCCTCAGCTCAACAACCGTCATTTCCATTAACTGTTCTCTTCTGTTCACTTTTCTTGTGCCTCCTAACACTACTGTGATTTATTGGTAACTGGCAATGTTGCCGACCACATCGGTTTCGCCTACTGAAGGCTCATCAGGGCAACTTCGCTCCATACCTATATTATACCATACCATCCAAATCTGGTCAACAGGGAAATCAATACTTTTCTGTACCGATTTCCCTGCCCTCCGTTCCACTTACGCGTTTGCCAGTTTCGTAAGCTGCTTCGTATACTTCACCATTCTCTTGCGAGCTACATACTTCTGCTTGTTGGTCAGGAAACCGTTCCTGATGAGGAACTCTGCAATGCTGCTCATGAACCTCGAATCAGCTCCATTAAAACCGACGCCGTTGTAATGCTTGGTTTCACCAGCGACCTTCTCGTCTGCTGTCTGCTCGTTGTACAGCTTCTTGATTGCACCGTACAGCACCTTGTCGTTCCCCTGAACGTATGTCTTAATCTCTTCTTCTGTCCAAATCCTCTTTGCCATCTTCTCGTCCTCCTAGACACTTGGTTGGTTGTTTTTTAACTATCTTTATCATACACCATATCAACACCAAAGTCAACAGGTTCTGAAAAATATTTTAAATATAGATTAACACTGTCCTGTTGGTCGGGACCACCACATCCACTTCTGCATCAGCATACTTGCTGTCACTGCTATATCTGAACTGGTTTGCTGCTCCCCATGCTACTGGCTCATAGCTACGTCTGCCATTGTATATCTCAACTCTCTGGTTGTCATACAACACACTGCAAATCTGCTTAACTGTCATTTCCATCTCACGCCTCCTACTAGAGACTTGTTTTTGTTTATGATTATATCATACAGCATGTCACGCCAAATGTCAACATGTAAACTCAAAAAAAGAAGAAGGACGTTTACACGTCCTCCTCCTCTGTTCCTATTCCATTCCATTCGTTCCACAGCTCTTCGGACATCCCTGCCTCTTCGATGTGCCATCTCTTGCAGGTCTTGTAACCATGTTCCTGCAACCATGCCATCACATCTGCTTTGTCTTCGGTCAGCGGTGCTGCCACACGTCCCAGCGAATCACCCAGCATGTAGCAAGTCGTCTTGTCGTCCTTCACTTCATACACGTCTATCTTGACCTGCAGCCTTCCACCGATGGACAACTCTTTCCATCTGTCCCACTCACCGATATGCTTCGTCTTAAATCCGACCTGCCTGTATGCTTTCAGTATTGTGCTGACATCCAGAACCCTGTCTGCCTTCTTGAATAACTTCATGTTTGCCATCTTCGTACTCCTCTCTCCACCTCAGTGGAATTGTTATTTTTGTTTATGTAATAATCATACACCATAACAACGAAAATGGCAACATGTATTTATAGGAAGTTATTCTTTTTGTGACAGTTCTCGTACACCCTTCTTATAATATCCATTGCAATGACAGCTTTCTCATTTTCGAACGTAGGATTCTTTTCGCAATACCGTTTGTAATACGTAATGTCATTTAACACGTCATCAAAATACTCTTCGCTGTGTTTTACGTCCTGCCTAACTTCATCTGCAAATCTTAGGATTCTACGCCTTGCAGCTTTTGCTTTTTCTTCATTAAGTAACTTGTCCTGTTTTGTATCATTCTCTTCGAGCTTTTCGACTTTCTTCGATAACGTATC